AAACATGGCTCAAAACATTTTAATCGACAAAGAATTTCAAGCACTTATCCCGCCGCTGAGTGCTGAAGAAAAGCAGCAGCTTGAAGCAAACATTGTGGCTGACGGGTGCCGCGACCCGCTGGTTGTTTGGCCACTGCCAACCCATACGGTCGATTACAGCGACGAGCAAGACGGCAGCGACACCGAGACTTACATTTGGAAAGACGCCGAAATCAGCGGCTGCTGGGACGAAAAGCGCGGTGAAGAAACATGGCGGCAGTGGCCGACAAACGAAGGTAAATACGGTGACTATCTTGGCGAAGAAGATTGGCCGTGCATTCTGATTGATGGCCACAACCGCTATGAGATTTGCACGCGGTTGGGGTTGCCGTTTGATACGGTGCAAAAGGAATTTGATGACCGCGACGAGGTTGCAGATTGGATGGATGCCAATGCCCTTGGGCGGCGTAATCTTCACCCAAACAATTTCACCCTGATTCTTGGCCGTAGATTCAACAGGGCAAAGAAGCCGCATGGCGGGGATCGTGGAAATCAATATGTGGCAAAAGATCAAAATGATCCTTTGCCAACTGCTGAAAAATTAGCAAACGAATACAACGTAAGCCCTGCTACTGTGAAGCGTGCTGGGCAGTACGCCGATGCCCTTGCTGGCGGCATTCAAGAACTTACAGCAGCAGTGACAACTGGCGCCGTATCCGTTGCCGCTGCTGCTGACGTTGCCACACTTCCAAAAGCCGAACAGGTTGAAATTGTTGCCCGTGGCACCCGTGAGATTTTGCAAGCGGCCAAAGAGATCAGGGCAGCGAAGTCGGAAGAAAAACGCAATGAGCGCCTAGAAAAAATCATTGCTATCAGCACAGGGAATGCCCCGCTTGGCACAGTCGCAGAGCGCTACCCGGTGCTGTACCTTGATCCGCCGTGGCGCTATGAACATGCTGAATCAGTCAGCCGTGAGATAGAAAACCAGTACCCAACAATGAGCCTTGACGACATCAAGGCTATGCCGATTGGTGACATCGCCTTTGACGACTGCATTATGTTTATGTGGGCTACCAGCCCGAAGTTGGCAGAGGCTTTTGAGGTTTTGCAAGCATGGGGATTCTCCTATAGAACATGCGCCGTTTGGGATAAGCAAAAGATCGGCATGGGCTACTACTTCCGGCAGCAGCATGAATTGCTTTTAGTTGCCGTGAAGGGATCGCCAACAACACCAGCGCCTGCAGACAGGCCATCGTCTGTGTTTAGTTATCCACGCGGGAACCATAGCGCAAAGCCGCACGAGGTTTACGAGATCATTGAGGCAATGTACCCAACTCTGCCAAAGCTGGAAATGTTTTGCAGGACTCCACGCGAAGGCTGGGGCGTTTGGGGCAACCAATCAAAGGCTGCATGATGGGTGTCTGCCATGACTTTAGCGACTCACTGGCAGCATCACACAAGGCCAGTGATCTGCCTATTTGGAAGCAGATATACGAGCGTGCATTCCCGAACTTTTTAGCAATGGTTGACCACCGTGATGACGGCGAGCACCAGCGGGCCGGTATTGACAGATCGGTGATTCTTTCCAACAGCAAGCAAATTCTGATTGACGAAAAGATCAGATACAAGGACTACGGCGACATTCTGCTTGAGTACGTTTCCGTAGACCGCACCAATGCGCCTGGATGGGTGTGTAAGCCCCAAAGGGCCGATTACATAGCTTACGCAGTCGAGCCGCTTGGAATTTGCTACATGCTGCCAGTTATTCAGTTGCAACTGGCATGGCAGAAAAACGGCGATCAATGGCTTGCCACCTACGGCACTCGCAAGGCCCCAAACAAGGGCTACAACACGCTTAACTGCCCGGTGCCAGTGTTTGTATTGTTTCCTGCTATCGGTGCAGCCTTGCGTGTTTCTTTTGATGTAAAGGAAACAGCATGAGCGTAAAAGTCATGACCGCTGTGTTTGAACGCTATCCCAACGGTGGCGGAGAAATGCTGCTGGCTTTGGCATTGGCTGACCATGCAAGCGACGACGGCTCGCGCGTGTTTCCAAGCGTCAAAGCATTGAGCGAAAAAACACGCCAGTCCGAGCGCACGGTTCAGTATCAATTGCGCCGCATGGAGGAATCCGGCTGGCTGATTCTAGTGGGCGCTGGAAACGGTGGGCGCAGCATGGCCCGCGAATACCGGATTTCGCTTGATTGGATAAAGGGTGCAGATATTGCACCCATTCAAAAGGGTGCAACTGACGACATAAAGGGTGCAACCACAGGTAGTAAAGGGTGCAACCCGACGCATGAAAGGGTGCAGCCCGTTGCACCCGCAAATAACCATCAAGGAATCATCAAGGAATCATCAGTGAAGGAGAGCGCGTACGCGCCACCACTGCCCGCAGATTTGCTTTCAGACTTTCTAGCTGTCAGAAAAGCCAAAAAGGCAGGCCAACTGACAAAAACCGCCGTAGCAGGCATTTGCCGAGAAGCCGAGAAAGCCGGTATCAGCCTAATCGACGCAGTAACGGCCTGCTGCGAATACGGCTGGCAAGGCTTCAACGCCGGGTGGTACGCAGAGCGCCAAGCCAAGGCCACCGCCAAGCAACCCGAAACATTCGCAGAGCGAGACGCCAGAAACGCCAGAAAACGCTGGGAGGAAATGACGGGGCAACAGCACCCGGACAACTCCCCAAACATCGTCAACGTGATTGATTCGCAAATCTTGGATCTATCCCATGATCAAAGCCATTGACCGACTGTTCCACCGACTGAGCGCAACCTATGGGGCCGATTGGGACAGGTCGCTCGGACAAACGCCAATCAACGACGCAAAAACGGTGTGGGCACATGAGCTTTCCCCGTTCAAAAACTCGCTGAATCGCCTCGCCTGGGCTTTGGAAAACTTGCCTGAACGCTGCCCGAATGTGATCGTGTTCAAGAAGCTCTGTCAGTCTGCGCCAGTGCCAGACGCACCCGCATTGCCAGAGCCAAAGGCTGACCCGAAGCGAGTGGCCGAAGAGTTGGCAAAACTGGCCCCGCTTCGCCAACGGACTGATGAGCACAAGCGGATTGATCACAAGGAATGGGCCAAGACGCTGCAACGTCGATTGGCTGATGGCGAAAAGCTGAACATGAACCAAGTGCGCTGCATGAACATTGCGCTGGGGGTGTCGGTATGACCCGCTTCTACGCAGCAAAGCGCCTCCTGCAGCTTGGCCCACTCACATTCGCAGAGCTGATTGACATCACCGGCTGGAGCGTGAAGCAGGTCGAAAAGACGATTTACGCCATGGTCGATGAAGGGGAACTGATCCGTTTCAAGCAGCCTGGGACGCGCCGGAATCTGTACTCGGTTGCTTGACACATGCAAATGAATGATCAATCACAACAACCTGGGCCAGAGCTTGGAAGACCACTACGTCGAGTCAGCGTGGGCGGACGGCGATGCAGCTCTGCAAGCCGGCCGGTGGCCACACATCAAGCTGATGCTGGATTCATCGCCAGTCGGGGTAATGGAAGAGGTTATGGCGCGTCTGTCAAGGCTGCGCCGGGAACAACAGGAGAAGCAAATTGGTTGATGAAGTAGACGCAGCTCAAGAGAAAGAGGAAATCGGCCTTGCCGACGCCATTCGCAACGCCAGGACGGGCGGGCCGGTGGCTGTGGCAACGGGGCGGTGCTTGTGGTGTGACGAGATTGTTTCGGATGAGGCCAGGTGGTGCTCGGTGTCTTGCCGGGATATGTGGTGCAAAGAGCGGGGGGTTAAATGATTGCCGTGCTTTTTGCCCGCTCAGACAGTGTTTACAAATCAATCCCTGGTTGTGATGTGTACGACATTGACCGCGATGCTCGCACATGGTCTGGAGGCTGTCCGGTTGTGGCGCACCCGCCTTGCAGAGCGTGGGGGGGGTTATCCCACATGGCTAAACCACGTCCAGACGAGAAGGATTTGGCCCGCTTTGCAGTGAAGCAAATCAGGATGTTTGGCGGAGTTCTTGAGCATCCGAAAAAGTCAAAACTGTGGGCTGATCAATCCTTGCCAGCGCCAGGTTGCTTTGATGAATTTGGCGGTTGGACATTGCCAATTTTCCAGCAGTGGTTTGGGCATCGCGCAGAAAAGGCAACGCTGCTTTACATCGTTGGTTGCAAGCCATCGGACATTCCAGAAATGCCGATGGTGCTTGGAGAAGCAACACACACGATTGCCAGCTCAACGGCGCGCCAAAGGCGTGATCACCCTCAATTCCGGCCAGAAGTCACAAAAAAAGAGCGCGAACACACCCCGCCCGCTTTAGCCGAGTGGCTTGTCGATCTGGCTTCGCGCTGCCAAATGGAGATTGCCGCATGAAAACCTTCCGCCAAATCGCTGTTTTCCCGCTTGATGTTGTGCTGATGGG